CAGTAATACTTGCTGTGTCATTTACTGTCAATGGATCATTTAATGTAGTTGCACCAGTTACCTGTAATGTCCCACCTATATCAGTATTGCCAGTAATACTTGCTGTGTCATTTAATGTAGTTGCACCAGTTACTTGTAATGTCCCACCTATATCAGTATTGCCAGTAATACTTGCTGTGTCATTTACTGTCAATGGATCATTTAATGTAGTTGCACCAGTTACTTGTAAGGTTCCACCAATGATAGTATCACCGGTTACTGTTAGTGTATCGTTTATTAATAAATCATTTACATCTATATTATCTGCATATAACGTTCTCCAACGCTTTAATGTTTCACCTATGTCATATGTGCTGTCAACGTCTGGGATTAAATTACTGGTAAAATCAGCAACAACTGTAACTGTATCTAATGTTTGATCACCAATTGTAATGTTACCGCCCAATGTAATATTGCCGTCAACATTTAGATCACCATCAATATCTGTGTTGCCTAATACGTGTAAGTTTGTTTGAACAGTGACATCGCCTTGAAAATTAGAAGTTAATGTTACATCCAATGTCCCACCTATATCAGTATTGCCTGTAATACTTGCTGTATCATTTACTGTCAATGGATCATTTAATGTAGTTGCACCAGTTACCTGTAATGTCCCACCTATATCAGTATTGCCTGTAATACTTGCTGTATCATTTACTGTTAATGGGTCGTTTAATGTAGTTGTTCCTGTAACTACCAAGTCGGTAGTAACATTCAGGCTGCCAGGCACTGTCATATTTGTTGGAAGGGTAATAGTGATTACATTGCCTGTTATATTTGTTTCTATTTGATATATTGTGCCATTTATTGTTAGTGTTTCTGTATCAAGATTAATTGTGCCCGTACCCGTATCTGCGGCAATTTCTAAATTTACATCAGAACTAATAGAAGTATCGACGTAGTTTTTTGTAGCAGCATCTTGTAAATTTGTAGGATCTAATAGATTTTTAATCGTGCTATTAGTTACATCTATGTCATTAGAACCAGGATCTAATACAATATCACCAGTGGAATCACTGCTAATAGTATTTGTTGAAAAGTTTAAATCACCAATTTCAGTAGTAGGTGCAATCACATGGCCCCCTACTGTTAAGTCTCCTGTTATAGCAGTGTCATTGCTTACATTTAAATCAACTGTGTTTATTGTAGTTGATTCAAGCGTGTCTATTTTGATAGTGCCGTCACTACCGCTAACTATTTCACCTGAGATTGTGGCGTCTGGGACAAATCTAAAATATCCAGTACCTCTGTCATAACCTAAAAATCCTGTTTTATTTCCAGCACCATCATTGTAGTAAAATGCTACACCACGATCTTTACTATCAACAGTGCTGGCAGGATTGCCATTTTCGTCTGTGCCCAGCAGTATAATAGGATCTACAATGCTACTAGTAGTAGAATTTATAGTAGTAGTTGTTCCTTGAACAGTAAAGTTCCCTACAATGTTAATGTTACCATTGACATTTACAAGTCCACTGTCAGGATTTAATTCAATGTTTTCGCCATCGCCCGAATTAACGTTTAGAACGCTGGTTCCGTCAATGGTATTGGTGGGGTGATTTAGATTGATTGCCATACAGATATTTATCTAAAATGGAAAAGGGCACCGAAGTGCCCTTTTAAAACGACTAAATCTTAGGTTCGATTTAGTAGAACTTAGCTGTTCCCATAGCAATCTTGCCTAGGTAGTCTGCTGCGTTACCTAGAGAGCTTGCTGTATTTGTTAGCTCAACATAACCATAACGTGTCATAAAGCTAACTACTGGTTCCATTGTGCTTGGATCTAGAACAACACCGCTGCTCATCAATGGGATGTATGGGCAGTAGAATGCTGCTGCGTCCATTTCGTTAGGACCCTTATAACCAATTAGAATTGGTGTTGTTGCGTCAGCATAGCTGTCAACATAAACACGAACGCTGCTGTTTAGTGTACCAGCAAATTTTGTGTTTGTTGGAGCTTCGAACGTACCTTCTGTTGTACGTGCAAATGCTGATGTTGTTGCGCTTTGTAGCACTGTTAGTGCTGTTGGGCTAACAACTGCAAAGTTACCAGCACCACGACGTGTACGCTGTGCGATTTGGTTAGCAACATCATTGATCATGATTGCTAGAGCAGCGTGTTGGTCGCCAACGAATGTTGGTGTGCCTGTAAAACTTGTACCGCCTACAGATGCTTGGCTAAATGTGTGAACTGCTGTACCGCTTAGTGTACGTAGTTTACCTAATAGCTCTTGATCGATTTCAGCAGTGATTTCTTGTGCTAGTGCAGCCATAATCTCTGCTTCAACATCCAAACCGTGCATTGCTTGTGCATCCTGTGCTGCTTCAAACGTCCAACGTGCTGACATTTTACGTGTTTTAGCTTCAACAGTTTGCTTTAAGATTTGAATGCTTAATTTCTTACCAACTTCACCTTCCATACTAGCTGTTGAGCTACCACCTGGATTGCTAGCATCTGCGTTACCGCTGTATGCCTTAGCAATGTTGAATGGGCTTAGAGCTTCACTACCTGCTGTTACGCCTGCTGCTGTTTCAGCATAACGTACACGCAATGTATGAATTTGACCAACTGGACCTGTCATTGGCTGAACACCAACGATTTCGTTAGCAATAACAGTTGGCATTACACGTCGAATTACTGGAAGAATAACTTTGTTTAACACTGCCACGTTACCGCTTTGTGTAGCACCTGCACTTGCATTCTCCATCAAGTTTTTCTTTGTGTTTTCTAATACTGATTCCATGACAGCCTTACGGTTGCCATTTAGCCCTTCTAGTAGAACATCCTTAGTTGCAGTCCAGTTCTGGGCCTCGAAAAGTTTCTCAGACATTGTAGTCTCCTTTAACTTACTTTCCTATTCCGGCTAATTTTCTTAGTGATACAATTTCTGCCTCAGGAGCAGTGTTCTCACTAGAAGTTTTGTCGCCTGTTACCGCAGTCTTCTGCGATGTTGCGCTTTCAGAAATAACAGTCTTACCGGTTGACTTGACTGCTGTTTCGTTTAATACCGCTGGTAGATACTTGTTGTATGCTTCACGTAGATTATCTGTTTTAGTTGTTTTTAACAGGTCTTCCATGATGTCACGCTTCTCTTTGCCGAGAGGTGCTACCAACTCTTGCATGATGCCTTGACGCTTTACAGCATCTTCAGCAATGCGAATCTTAGCTTGAGCGCGAGCTAATTCAGCATCTTTACTTTCTACTAACTTAGTTGTTTCTGTTAGCTTGTTTTCTAGAGCCGCTAGCTTGTCTCCTAGCTTTTTAACTTGCGTGCCATCCGCAAAGCCACTGGCCATAAATTCAGCAGCAAATGCTTCCATGATCTTACGACCAAATGCATTTTCGCGACTGACTTGGATGTCTTCGCGTAGCTGTGTAATTTCTGTACGTAATGATTCAGCAAGTAACTTTTCTGCCTTTGCAGCAGATTCCTTGATGAACTTGGCTTTTGCTTCAGCGATAACTTTGCGACCTTCTGTTACTAGGTCAACACGAGCCTTAACTAGTTTGTCCTCATCTTCCTTAAGTTCACGTAATTCTGAACTTAATTTCTTAAGAGCAAACTCTTCAAGTTTCTCAAAGTTAGCTTTTTGTGCGCCACGGTCTTCTCTAAGTTCCTTAACTTCTTTTACTAACTGATTCATAACGAACTTGTTTAAAAGTTTTGCATGTTCACGCATTTGTTTTTTGTAAGCCACTTTGGCTTCCACAACTGAACGCTTGTCTTGTGCAAATTCTTCTAGTTCCTTACGGATAGCTTCAGAAATCATTTTATCAGCCGCTTCTACAATCAAACCTTTGTCATGCTCGTAACGCTGGCTAAACTCTTCGCGAAGATTTGCTTCTACTTCTTCGTGTAATTGTTTAACTTTTGTATCCCATGCTTCTTGTAGAGTTGTCTGAACTTCCTCAGATAAAACCCCAGTGCCGAATAGTTCTTTTAGTCCGCTCATCTATTTCCCCTTATTTTTTTAGGTTATTGATGAACCTGAGAACCTCTTCCTTGAGGTATTTTTGTGCTCTGTCATCATGTCTTACTGCACCAGCAACGTCCATTAAGACGCCGCGTCTGCGATCGTTCATTACACGTTCATAGATTGCTTTGGGATATGCGTTAGGAGCACTAGGTTGAGCCACGATGTCTACCGTGACAATCTCAAAATCAGTAACGCCACCAGATTCATTAACGTTACCTGAACCCCTACTGGAAACACCCAGTTTAACACCACTCTCTAAAAGAGTCTTAACGATGTTACCCATTGGTGTAGGTAGGATTTTTAGTTTACCAATACCATTGTTTTCATTCATATACATATTTGTAATCATATGACTAACACGGTCTAGGTTAACTTGTAGGTCATCAGGGTGATCGGCTTCACCTAACACACTGTAACCAGTTTTAATTTTTTCAGCAATGGCATTACATGCCCTGGCAATTTCATTAACGGGGTAAACACGTTGGTTTTGGTTTTTAACCCCGCCTTGAATAAAAATGCCTTCCATGTAGAGATCCTTGCCACCACTGGCATTCTCAACTAAGTTGGTACGAATACCAGCTTGGTCGTAGGTTAAAGATTCTACTAATGGTAGTGCCATATTATTAGCTCTTTACCACTGGGCTATGCTTGTTGCTAGCACTGTCGCTGGTCTTAGGAACACTTACGCTCTTAGGAGCTGGTGCCTTGGCATTACCAACTTTGTTTACATTGCCCATGTCATCTGTTTTAGCACTTGGATTAGCCATACCTTTGTCAGCTTCACCTGTCCAATTAACAGCCTTAGCACCGTTGCCGCCTACTTTAGGACCACCGCTTACTGGGCTTTTTGTGTTTTGTCCGTTATCGCCATGTTTTGGGGCTGGAACTGATTTAAGGCTTGTAGCTTCACCAAATGCCATTAGACTTTCTTCAGCTGGCATTTCATCTGCTGGGGCTTCACCAGCTGGCATTTCATCTGCTGGGGCTTCACCGCTTAGTTCAGCAAACAATGCTTTTAGATCTTCTAGCGCCTGTGTAGCGACATCAATCTTTTCGCCTGCTTGGGCTGCGGCGTCACCGGCTGGTGCTTCGTCGCCTGCTGGCATTTCTTCGTCGCCCATGGCTAAATCAGCTGTGGCTTCATCTTCGCTTGGCTCATCGGCTGCCATGTCATCTTCAGCTTCACCGAAAAGGCTTTCGTCTTCTAGGTCTTCCTCGTCAGCAATGATTTCATCATTGAAGTCTTGGTCAGCGGCGCCGCCAAAACTTTCTTCAACTTCTTCATCTTCTGACTCTTCTAATTCTTCTTCAGCAGCTTCGTCGAACTGACTTAGTTCTTCGTAAATGCTTTTGCCTTTGTTAACAAAATATTGATGTAGCAAATCACTTGCACGATCCTCTTCCTTGTTAATTAAGGCCTCTAATACTTGCTCTAGTGTATGTTTAGACATTCATTTTCTCCTTTTGGCCAAAAGTGGTTTTGTCTGTAATTATATTTACAGCAACATTCAAAAAAAGTAGAAAAATATAGTTAAAAACGCAGTTTTCTAACAGAAAAATAAGATAATATAGAAATTACATTGCAGGTGGGGGACGTTGATATATTTTTTTATAAAGTTCCCTGCGTTCTTCCATTTCTAATTTTCTTACTTCACGCATTTTGCGAAGTTTATTCAAATGTTGTAGTGTAAGTCTAGGACGTCTTGTGTCCATTTTTTTACTCTGAGCAAAATCATTATCGGCAGGATCACTATATCCCTGTTTGACTTCATTGTATCGCACCTGGTGCTCCTCCTTGTGTTGCTGCTGGCGCACCACCCACTGGACTAGGCGCTGCTTCTGCTCCTGGTGGTGGTGCTTCTGCTTGCTGGGATAATTGACCCAATTGTCCCATGTCATCTTCTGTAGGTCGTGTCATACCCAATGTATTTAAGTCACTACCAGCTAATGCTGCATCTTCTGCTGCTGTACTAACAGATCCTTCAGGATTTTCTTCCTGCCACATTGTTTCATTTTCTACCACTTCTTCGTCAGTTAAGCCCAAATATTTCTTCAACACAAAACGTCGGCTTAAGTAAGGAACTTCTGCTAACTGGCTAAACACTGCTGCTCGAGCATTGTTAATTTCAATGTCCCTATATTCACTAAAACTTTGAGGTTCTAGAAATGTCAATTGAAACGTGCTTGCGTCTAATTCGATACCTTTTTTCTTTAAGAACATTTTAAATTCTTTATCTAATGGGCCTACCATTAAATTTTGTAGTCGTTGGCAGTACTTATTAAAACGATATTCTTGAATAAATGCTGTACCCACTCTGCCATCGTTATATACTGCTGTGCCATCATCTGGCCCTGTTGGCATATAACTACTGGGAATACGCAGTGCTCGCATTAACTTGTTGGTAAAATATTTTAAGTCATCAATCTGTCCCAAGTTGTCGCCGCCGGGTAGAACTTCAACTTTACTGCCACGACCTTCAGCAGTCTGAGCAAAGAAGTAGTCTTCTAACATGCTTAATGGATTATAACTAGCATCCATAATGCTAGTACCGCCGCCTGTTCTACTGGGAATACGTCGTTGATGTATTTCATTTTTAACACGTTCAACAAAACTCATGGCCATGTTAGCAGGCATATTACCCACGTCAATATAAAATACTCTGCGTTCTGGAGCACGTTGCACACGATAGATAATAATACTGTCTTCTAATAAACTCTTTTGTTGATAGACCTTATAAACATTTTCTAGTACACTAGTGCCAAATGGGTAAGCAATATCCATGCCTTCGCTCAGTGTTAAATGTATAACATGTCTGGCATCTACTGCTGTTTCTACTTGGTTGGCATTGCCCGTCGCTGTATTAGGACTGGCAAATTGTGTAAACGCTGTTTTGTTAAACTGCGTCGGGCCATAGTTCTGATCTGTAGTCAAGGGCTCACTGGCAACTTTATTCATAACATCTAGGGTGATGTTTTTCATAAGGTATTGTTCAACTTCTTTACCCTTGGCTTGGTTAATAATGATTTTGCTTACATCATTGGGACTTACATATAGCAATTCATAAGTTTCGGGGTCACGTATAAAAAATTGATCTCCGTATTTTATTGTATTACGAACCATACGCCATATACGCTTGTTCCAGTCATTTAATAAACACCATTGACGCAGTGTGGCTGTCAATACTTTTACTTCAGAATCAGTGGGATCTTGAAAATGTTCAATAGTAAATGGCAAATTGCTTTCGAAGTCAAACTGTGTGCAAAATTCCGCTATGGTATCTAGCGCATTGTTTACTTCACTATCAACATCCATGAGTTCATATTGCTGATAGCGATCAACACGGTTAGGGGCGCCCGTATAAACATCTTTAAGCCAACTGCTAAATTTACTAGCATTTCCCTGACCCAAATGTGGGGCATGTTTTGAACTTTTAGCAGCTATTTCATTAGCAGTTTGCGGTATTTGAAAGTATTTTTTCCAGCTCATAATTTATCCTGTTATATATTTATAGATTAACTATACATTCGCTGGTCACGAAGATATCTATTACTGCTGTCGGCGACGGCAACACCGCGTGCCTGTACTCCAAGACTGGCTTCATTGGCGCCTTTGATATCCTCCAACAATGCTACCATTTTCTGATTACCGGCTTTGTCAGAATCAGCTTTTGCCACACTTGCATCCACCGCAGCAGACTGTGTTTGCATTACTTCCTTACCACCACCAATTACACGCTGATCATTAGGACTAGCACCCAATTGTTTTTTATACTGAGCTTCTATTTCAGGGCTATACGTATTGCCCATTGACTTGGCCATGCCTATCACAGCCATTTGCTTTTCACTTAATGGCTGTCCTGGTCTTACTAGCTCATTACCAATGAATGTTCCCTGTGCTGTTTTAGTGTCTCGAGCAGGTCCTGCTTTTTCTGTCTTATTGCTACTTAATCCTAACATCTTGCCCACCCAGGTATCTTTAAACCAATCATACAACATTGTAAATGGCTTAGTCATAATATCCCATAATTCCGAAAATCCCTGCGCTACACTAGAAGCCACATTTCCAATTGCTTCTCCAAC